GGGCTATCCAGCCAAGCAGTGCGCTCCATAGTCCCGTAATACCAGATACGCTCAAGATGGTTGTACACCACGTATTTGTCAAGGGTAGTTGAGTTTGCCGAGCAATACCACCACCAGACCTCGTTGTAGCCTTCGTTGGTTCCAGCAAAGAACTGATCCGACTGGGACATGTTGATGTCGTTAAACACAAACGAGCGCAACGAGCAGGGTAGGGTTTCCACCCGGCCAGAGTACATATAAAACTTGTCCGTCCCCATCCAGTACGTGACGTTATTCGCTGTTGCTGTAGCATTTGGGCCAGCAATAGAGATGTTGTCTGCAAGAAGCTGGAAGCCCCAAACAAACGGTGGGCCAAGGTACTGCATAGAGTAGATTGCTGCGTCTGTCCAGACCAAGATCTCTTGCCGAGCTTGTGAAGCTGAGACTATGCGGGAGCCGTGGCTAAGCGTGTAGCTGCCTGCTTGGTTGGTGATTGCCGGTGTCCATAGTGTGTAGTCTTCTTGGTTCGACCACCGGATCAGCATCGGGTTTTGAATAAACTCGCCGGGGGAGCCTACGTAGTCGTTTACACCAAATGAAAGTACAAAACGAGAAGCATCCGACACCATGACAAAGTTGCATATCGTTGGGGCATTAGTACTCGTGATCTGCGTACCCCGGTCAAAAACGTTGGGATTAGCGTTAACTTCCCAGTAGTACAGAGCGCCACCACGGGGGTTAAAGATCAAGTCCTGCCCGTAGTTTGACTCACTCCACAAACGAAGTTGTAATCCAAGACCCACACCAGCAGGAGCAGGACTACCCCACCCAGTAAAGCTAGAGCCGTCTTGTACCAGAGCGCCGGTCAGGTGTGAAGCTGCTAGTGTTCCAGACTGCCCCCGAGCGCACCCCGTCAGCGTATTGCCGCCACCCTTTGCTGCATACGTAATGATCTCAGCATCAATTATGATCGTGCCTGAAGCCGCAAACGAGGTAGTCGAGACTAGCGTGATGGTTGTAACGCTGTTATTAATTGCGCCATTAAGCGTAGAAGATACCGGAGCCGGTGGGTTAATACCGCCCCAACCGCCAGAACCCCAGCCAACGCTTGCCGTATTTACTTCAGCACCGGTAGTAATTTGATACGCAGCAATTGTTGCACCGCCGCCATTGCCAACATCAGACACATTTGCAGCTACCGAAGATGTAATTGTGTAGGCGTTGTTGCTAATGACCGAGACAATCTGGAACTCAGCATTGAGTATCGTAGCCGTGATTGCACCACCCAGACTGACAGCGGCACTAAAAGTAACAAAGTCATTAGCTTGAGCGCCATGCCCAGCATCTGTAACCGTTAGGGTAGTCGAGCCAGTAGTGGCGGCAAACGTAGCTTCGCCAGCAGCCGTTGTAACCCGTATAGGAGTGATGTCGTAGAAGCTACCGCCCACACCGTTTTGAATGTAGTATTTGAGGTTGGTTCCAACGGCCAACAAGTTGTAGCTAGACAGCGTAGTCCAGTTCCACAGAGAACGCGCAGTCCCCCAGTACGAGCCTGCGGGTGGTTGCAATGCAGAAGGTGTCGTACCCACATCCGCAACCCAGCCGCCAATCTTCTCTGGTGAGCCTGACCGGAAACGAATCTTCTCGCTCTCAAACCAGCCGCCTTCATTGGCAAGTGTGGTCGATTCGCGGTTGATCCCCGGTCTGAACTGAAGTTTCTGTAGAGGCACTGGGACTCCTTACGCGGTCATGTGTGTGGCTTGCTCAGTCACTTCCGCAACGCGGCGACCCCAGCCTTTGCCGAACGTATCCCAAGTTGGGAGCGCCATCAGGAACGCCAGCCTTTCCGCATTGTAATCGGCTATGAGTTTACTGCTATCAATATTTGTAGCCTTGAGCAGTGTCTGCGCTCCGATAGCGCCGTCTTGGGTAACTCCCAGAACCTTTTGCAGCATCTTAGCGGCTCTTCCGGGGCCAGAGTTTACACAGCAATCAAAGACAGCTAGGTCTACGCCAGAAGGCAGATCATCACCATGTATCTTGTCCCAGTATTTTTGCTTGTACATTGGGGCTACGATAGCTGGGGTAAGCGCACGCATCTCTTGCTCACCAACTGGATGCCCGACCCACTCCTCCCAAACACGTTGGGTAACTCCAAGCATAGTCATTCCGCCGGGATCAGACGGATGGTTTACAAAGCCCCCCTCGTGCTTGAGCAAGGCAACCATAGCGGGGAGTAGGTTCTCTTTCATTTCTTGGCTTTCATGTCAGCGAGTTTCTCAACTGTGCGCCCACCAAAATAGGCTAGGAAGATAATCTGCCCCCACTGGCCCAGCAACTGCACGTAGCTCTCCTGTGCGTTGTACCCAAACGCTGACATCATCGTGAACAGAAAGAACGCCACAAAGATAGCAATCAGCGCCATCGGGCGGATATTCTTGGACAACCATGAGTCTGACCCCATGTCAGCTTGCCAACGAGCAGTAACAGCAGCTTCTTCAATGCGAAACTTTTCCAAGTCCATTTCAGCCAGTCTTCGTGCAGCTTCTGGATCACCGGCAATAGCTTTAGCAACAGCATCCACAGAGTCTTCTACACCAAACCTAGCAGCAATGGCAGATACAACTGCGCCACCTACAGGGCCAGCTACCAGCGTAGCAACACCCGGCGCTATGTTTTTTAAGATACTAAGTAAAGCGTCCATGTCAGGTTCCTTTAAGATCAAAACTTAGATTTGCATGGCGGGGGTATTGCACAATGCGCTCACCCTCTGGGCATTTGTATTTGATGGTCGCCAGCAAGGTTGCTTTGCCGGGCGCAATCTTTTCTTTTCGCACCATCGTAAGCTGGTAGGTAAACGTATCAATCTCTGGCCCGGCTGGGCCACTGAACTTGCTTGCTGTGGTTGTTGTTTCATGCAGCATACCTGCTGCGTCTCTGATGCTTGGGGTAAAGCCCTCCACTGAGCAGTCATCACGCTTCTTTATTCTTGCAACAGTAACAGTGATGGGTTGCCCAGCCGCTGCAACAATCTTGAAATGCTCTGGTGTCCACTGAATAATAGCCCTGTCAAACCACCCGATTTTGTCGGCAAGCGTGTAACCGCCACCCAACGCAGCAATACTGGCGGCAACTGCACCAATGGCTTTAGTCAGGTCAAAGCTAGAAAACATATGGTCATCGCTCATTTTTGAAAGCTACACCGGCCTTGGCACTGGGCTATAGCCTCATAGACGAAGTAGCCAACAGTCCCTATCAAAGCAATTGTGATGATGCTGAACAGCACGATCTCAATCACCTCGTCCATCTCTGCCTTATTACGCTTTGCCGCCTCACGCTCACGGCGCTCTGCTTGAATTTGGGCGCTGGTAATACTAGCTGTACGGGCTACGATCTTCTGCCATACATCCATTTTGTTGGACTGAAAAAACAGCATCTTGACTTCTTCTTCAAACGCCCGGGCTTGTTCAATGGCAAGCTCTAACTCCAGCGCCTGCCCCATCGCAGAGCCTTTGAAACCACCAGCTTTAACTACTTTAATTGCTTCAGATTTAGCACTAAAGAACTGACCCAAGCACGGCCCAAGCGACTCAAGATTTTGGACGGTCTTAACCGTAGTCTTGACGAGCTTAATTGCAGTATTAACTGCGGCTAGGGCTGTGAACGGGTCTATCATTTAGCGTCCAAAGCGGAGCGTTACAATATCTGTATAGTGACTAAGGGCGCAGCAGTCTCAAACACATTTTGTGGTGTTATATTTGACGGGATCATTGCTGGGTCAAGGATATCGCCTTCGTTATCCCGCAGTGCATGAATACAGTACGCAAGCGAGTCATCCTCAAGCGCCATCAGTTCATGCATTTTACCAGCCTTGATATAAATCATTTGCGGCGCAGTGAATTCTGAGCCAACACCATCTACGGTCAGCTTGATTTTGCCACGAGCCAAAAGAGTCATGTGGTCAAAGGTGTGGGTATGACCATACTCAGTATCGCCAGCCTTTTTAAAGTGCATCATCTTTGACCAGAGATTAGCCACACAGCCAATCGCTACTTCTGGGCCGTCAGGTGTTTCTATCATATAGTCACCGATGGAATCAAAGGAATGTCTTTAAGCGGGAGCCTTGTTTGAAATTGTTTTTGCATAGTTAATTTAATTGCCGTTGGATTTAAACGGCTTCGCCCAGTCTGGGTGTACCATTCTTCTGTAGCGTCATCATTAATTTTGACCATGCTGCAGATCTCACCGTGACATTCAAAGTTAACGTAACGATCTAAAGCGTATTCAGCAAGCAGGACTTCAGCTTCTTCAGGCGTATCCACGAGAACATACTGCTGTGTCTCGTAGTTTTTAATTGCATATTTAACTGTCATGTTTGTTCCTTAAGACACTGTTCCGTAAGTCGTTCCCGAACCAGAGCGCGTTGCTGTATATCCATTTAGTGCAATAGCTTTACCGCCTGCACCACCGGAGCCCCCGTAACCGCTGAAGTTACTACCGCCTGATGCACCCCAACCGCCGCCCCCGGCGGCACAAAAAGCGCCGCCAGAAGGGCCGCTAGTATCTCCCCCATTAGAACCGGCAGAGCCGCCAGCACCGCCCCTACCCCCGTTATCAGGAAACACTGCACCGCCGCCGCCACCAGAACCACCCCCGCCACCACCTGATGACGGGCTATTAAAGTTTCCAGCCGAACCACCTGTACCGGGCAAAATCCGCCCACCGCCACCGCCAGCACCGCCGTAGTATCCTTTTCCATCTGAACCAGAGCTACCTGCGGAGCCAGAAACTCCGGGGCTACCACCAGCACCGCCACCGCTGCCAAAAGCACCAGTACCACCCGCCGCACCGCCAGCACCACCACCACTGCCACAACCGTAGGGGGTGATTAAATTCATGCCCCCGCCACCCCCGCCACCACCCCCGCCAATATATGAATTATTTATAAGAGTAACATTTACACCAAGAGAAATAGCAGAACCGCCTGTACCGCCACTAGAGCCCTCGCCAACTCCTGCACCGCCCATACCCATGATGTAGCCAGCGTTAGTAAGCTGTACACCACCGGGCCACGAGCCATTAATAGTAAGCCCCGGTGTTCCTGTGCTTGTTGAGTAAACGTAAACTCCCGAATTAATTGTTGCAACCACTGCACTAGATTGATTCCAACCAGCATTAACCGCAAGTGTTCTTAAGTTAGCGTTTGTTTGATTAGCAGAAACCGTGAGGGTAAACTGATTGGCTTTACCACTCAAATTAGTAATCGCAATAGTCGCAGGGCTTGCGCCTACACCAGCTAGGGTACGAACCGCAGCATCATTTAGCGAAATTGTTGCAGTCGAAGTTAAGCCCAACTCAGTATTAATCTGAGAGAACGACATTGGATTGCCGGGTACGACTGGTAATGTCATGCTTGATCCTTACGGTGTGCCGTAGGCAGTAATATTGAGTAGAGATGTAAAGTTCCCCGTAGAGTCCATTGAAGCAATATCGGTAACGCCGTACCTAAAGAGCAACTTACCGCCGGACTCAACGATTGAAAACCCCGTGGTAGCCAACGCTGCTGC